CACCATCTATTCGAGATGTATTGCCTTTAGGCATGTTTCGATTACTGAAACCATACCTAGAACAAGTTGATAATATTCACGCATTAGAACAAATAATGTATAGTAACAAATTGACCGTTGCTGGTCAAGTTGATTGTATTGCAGAATACAATGGTAAACTGTCCGTGATTGATTTTAAAACTGCTAACAAAGAACGAGTAGATAGTTGGAATGAAAACTATTATATTCAATGTACTGCTTATGCGATTATGTACGAAGAGTTATTTGGTACACCAATTGAGCAGATTGTCATTCTCCAAGCCGGTGAAGATGGCTCATGCAAGGCATTCGTAAAGAACAAAGCTGATTACGAAGAAAAACTTGGTGACGCAATCAAAGGTTTCTATAAATATTATGAAGAGAAGACAAAAGGCACTATAAAGTCATAATGGTCTCTTAGAGGAGAACGCTATGAGTTTCATAAAACAAAACGCCTTATTGGCATTTCTGTTAACTTTTATTGTTGTAGTATCTTGTGTAACAGATGTAAAAGCTGGTACACTATCACAGAATCCGTTATTATCGGAACCAGACGCAGACAACTTACCTAATCCATTTCATTGGATGAATGTTCCAGTTGTATGTGGTACTACAGATACAGTAAACATGTATGTTATTGAGAATAACTTTAAATTAGAAAGTTTTTCATTTGGTAGAGTTAATGGTAAAGAAGATGGTGAGATTGCATTTTTGGTTAGTTACTTCATAAACGAAGAAAAAACTGAAACCATGGCAGTTATTACATCACCATCAGGTCATGAGTCATGTATTATGTACAGGTCTTATAATCTAAAACAAGTTATGCCAGGAGTGGCATTATAGAATTAGTTGTTGACGACAATTATGGTAGACATACTGGACGAGGGTGCGATTCCCTCCAGCTCCACCATAACTACTCTTACGAAGCATAGTCTATAGACGGATAGAGTAGTTATGATGGGGCTGATACAGGATTCGACAGGTGTTGAGAAGTTTGTAAGAGATTAATAGGTGGCAACCTTAAATGCTAAATAAACGCAAACGATAATAACTTTGCATTAGCAGCTTAATCACTGCTTAGGGTTTTGGTAGTTTTCCTCGTAACAGAATAAACTACCACTTAATTAATACAATTTCGAAAGGTGAAGATGAACAGTAAAGAATTTAGTTTGATGATAGAAGGAATTGTAAAAGACCGTAGACCTATAACCTATATGGATGCTATCGTACTATATTGTGAAGAGAACAAGATAGAGATAGAGACCGTCACAAGACTTATTTCAAAGGCATTGAAAGAAAAAATACACGCTGAGTGTTTAAATGCCAATCTTCTAAAAGAAAAACCGACAGGAACATTACCACAATGAATATTGAAATTATTGATAAAATGGGAAGTGACCTATCAGTTGTGAACGCAGCTAGAGTGTCCTTCAATAAGAGAAAAACTAAATTTGAAGATAACGATGAGAAGTTAATTAAGTATCTTGCAGAACATAATCATTGGTCACCTTTTGGTCACACAACCTTACAATTTTTAATTAAAGCACCTGTGTTTGTTGCAAGACAACTTGTTAAACACCAGGTTGGTTTAGTATGGAACGAGGTAAGTCGTAGATATGTTGACGATGAACCACAATTTTATATGCCTTTCATGTGGCGTGAAAGAGCGGCTAATAAAAAACAAGGCAGTGCAGAAACCGAGGTAGAGTTTGATATTACAGACATTACCAAGGCATGTAAAACAGTTTATAATGATATGCTTGATAAGAACATTGCACCTGAAATGGCAAGAATGATATTGCCACAAAACATGATGACAGAGTGGTATTGGACTGGTTCTGTTATGGCCTTTGCTCGTGTATGTAATCTAAGAAACAAAGATGACACACAGGCAGAAACTAGAATGATAACAATGCCAATGGCAAAACACTTAAAAGACCACTTTCCAATGAGTGCGAAATATTTGTTAGATTAATATGTATGGTGGATTCGATGTTTACAAAATTTATTTGGCAGTTAAAAACCATTTTACTGCTAAATCTTATGATTATGAAAGATATGGTGGCAAAGTTAATGTTAAACTTGAAAGCTTTACGAAACGGAATGATAGGCATTTTTTTCATAAGTTATCTCAAAGATTTGATGAGCGAGAGATTGTGGATTATTTTGTTTGTAATTTCATTGTCAATTCTAATAAGTGGATTGGTGACTTAGTAAGGAATGATGGAACAGAAGAGTATAAATCTTGGAAGAAATATAAAGACGCTTATCGTTACAATTTTAGAAGCGATGCTGTACTTTGTTATGATGACTTTTTTTCTAATGGTCTTTCTTTTGATAATGCTTTACAGCCTAATAGTGGGCAGCATCCTAGATTGCTTAAACTTTATCTTAGAAAGAAAATCAACATCCAAAGTTTATATATTATGGACGAAATTATTGGTTTCAGTAAAAAATGGGACAAAGAAATTAGTGAACGCATTGTATGGCCAGAAGTGAAAAAGAAATTAATAAAAATGAAACCATTTGTCAAATATAATATGGTAGAGATGAGAGAGGTTATGAAGGAGGTATTTGTCAGTGGTTGAAGAAGTAAGAAAGAAATTAGACGATAAGATAAAAGAATTAAACTCTACTAGAGTATTCAAAAAGATTACACCAAAAGGTGACTTATCATGGTATATTAAATGGGTATCAAGTATGTTTATTATTGCCGGTATGGCATTAACAAGTGCAAACATATTTCCTGTTAACATAGTTATTCATGGTATAGGTGTTACCGGTTGGTTGATTGTAGGAATGTTATGGCATGACCGTGCATTGATATTTCTAAACGGTGTTGCTATTTTCGTATATGTAACAGGACTATTAAATCATTATTATGGGAGTTAAAGTGGAAAAGATTAAACAATTTTGGTCATCAAGTTATCAATCAGATAAAGTGGCCTTCTATTTTGAGTTAGCAAGTTTCTTATTTACAGTTGGTGCAAGTTTGACACTTGCCTTTACAGCTGATAATCCAGATATGCGAATAGTATATCCTGGTTTCTTTATTGGTAGTGTAACAGCCTTCTATGCACACTACAGACGCCAACTAGCATGGCCTACTATACTTGTAGGTTACTTTGCAATAGTCAATGTATTTGGATTGGGGGTTGCACATGGCTGGTGGTAGAGTATTCTGTATAGGTAACGGCGAAAGTCGTAAAGATTATAATTTACAAAATCTAAGACAGTATGGTAAGATATATGGCTGTAATGCCTTGTACAGAGATTTTACACCAGATGTTTTAACTGCTGTTGACCATGGCATTATGCATGAAGTATATCATGCTGGTGTGGCAGATAAGATACCATGTTATTTTAGAGATTGGACTAAAGTGCCATATTTAATGTATGACATGATGGTTATGACAGGTGTAACAGATGAAGACAAACACATGTTAAAAGATATA